TCATTATCCACCTGCCAATGCTCGCATAAACGCATTCATCTGAGCCGTATTTGCACGATTAACAGCAGCCCGTTCAGCAGCCTGTCGGCGCTCCTCAGTAGTTGCACGCTGCTGGGCAAGCTCACTCGACAGGTCCTCAGCGAAACGGGTACGGCCCGTCTCCATAGCCTCAAGTTGTTCGTTCAAACGGTTCTGGAACTCGCCAAAAGTTTGGCCAAAGTCTGATCCTCTAAGAGTTCCACGTGCAGCAAACTCGTCACGCAGGCCACGAGTACCGCGAGCAGCAGCACTGTAAGGATCAAACTGTCCTTCAATGTCCCACATACCCCGCATGCCACGGGTCGCGTCAGGTTCTTCAGCACCAGTAATTGCACGGGCAGAACGTGCCATAGGTGCTGCACCCTCTTCGCCGTCTTGTCCGGCCTCAAGAATGTTGGGCATGGCAACAAACCCTGGTGCGGGTCGGTAACCAATGTTACGAACACCTTGCAGGTAGTCGATACCGTAACGTTCGCCTCGTTGCTGTGCGCCGGTTTCAAAGTCTTGGAGTGCTCGCTGTAAAGATGCTATTTGTGCGTTGTATTCGGGGTCGCGAAAGTCTCGTGCATAATCTTCAAAATTAGAGGTAGTTCCGGTAGTTCCGGTAGTTCCGGTAGTTCCGGTAGTTCCGGTAGTTCCGGTAGTTCCGGTAGTTCCGGTAGTTCCGGACCTAGAAGATGGCAGGTTGGGGGTAGGCGCTGGGGTTCTGCCAGCAGCAACGTTACGCTGGTTAATTTCAGCTTGGCGTTCCCTAGCAGCACCACTTGCGTAGCCGGGAATATATCGTGTTTCTCTACGAATAGGCCCCCCTTTAGGGGCCGGTGTCATGTAGTCGGGAATACCGGAAGCACCAAAACTAATAGCCATTACCGCTCACCGCCCGGAGGCCTGTTCATCAGGAAATCAATAATGTCAGTCCACTGAAAAGGCTTGCGGTCAAAACCGAAAAACGCATCATTAATATCCATAGCAGGCTTATTCATACCCTCACCAGGAACAGTACTACCCATCTCAGGAGTCTCCGAACGAGCCATATACGCACGAATCAAAGCGTCGCGTTGCCCACCGGCAGACGAAGGCCTACGCTCCAAACCTTCGTAACTCTGTCGAGGCGAAGGGATGCGACCACCGGGCATAGGCGGGCTCATTGGGCGCTGAGGCATACGAGCACCCTGACCGCTATCCTGAACACCACCAGCCCTACGAGTCATCCGAGGACGAGCACTAGGGCGGTCTCTACGGTCACGATCCATGTTAGGCATAACAGCCATAATTAACTCCTTAGGAAGACGCCTTACCAGGCATAGAGGACAGACGGTTTATCATGGCACGCTCACGGGCCTTCTTTTGCATGTCCTCATCGTCATACATTCCCTTCTGGGGAGCGAGGCGGTTACCCATGCTGGATTTGTCACGGTACATTATTTGTCAATCCTTTTCATTATAGCGTTGCCTCTAGCGGCTGCCATGTTGTCAACAAGGTTAGGGTACGGACGACCAGCAGACTTGGCGCGGGCTTTAGCCGAAGATTTTTGTGAAGGCGTCAAAGACTTACGCTCACTTTTAGGCTTGGGGTTTTTGGTGTCCCACACTTCTGGGGCCATTATGAAAGTCTCCTCATTAAAGCGTCACGTCTTGCAGCTGCTTTAACGTCACGTTGTTTGTAACCCGCCCTATCAGTTACTTTACCAACAGTTGGCATGGGGCGTCCACTCCCGTAATGCTTTTTTCCGGCAGCATAAGGGTTGAAACCCCCGCCACCTTGGGCAGGAGCACTAAATTGTACTCTGACGTTGTTCATTATGTGATTTCCTTGGACACTGTTTGCTTGGGGTTTACGTAAGTCATTAGTGAGAATAGTCTAACAGGGGCTGTCGTGGTAGAGCCGTCTGTCTCGAACTTGACGCGGAAGTAGATTTGGCGGAAACGCAATGATTTGAGGAACTTCACGAATGTTCTGGTGAGTGCGTTACCTCCGACACTGATGTCGGTTTCGGTAGATGGTGCCTCGGTTTGTGGTTGACCCCACGTGAATGGCAGCAAGGTACCCCAGTTGCCACCATCAAGTAGTTGTTGCCACGACACAGAGAACGAGTAGGTCACCGGGTAAGCGGTAGCTTCCACATCGCCACGGAACTGTGCATCCAAACCCCACCAGAACAGGCGCTTGTAAATGGAGCTGGCCTGGTAGTTAAAGTTCTTGGTTTGGATAATACATTCCATGTTCTCGGCAGCCGTAGTTGTGGCATCCGTAATAAACAAAGTGGGGGCGACACGTGAGCCACCGGGAGCAACCGATGCGGAACTGTGGGTAACAGCGACAGGCAATGCTTCGTTACCGGATTCACGGCGCACAATCTTACCTACAGCACCAAACGTGTCAGACTTCCAGGTGGTCCAAGTACGAGTCCTCAAACTGTACACAAAAGTGTTGTCGTAAAAACTGAACACGATCCGGCGGTTAAACTCCGACACAGCGAACGGCAGGTAGATACCGGATGTGGTACCAGCCCTAAACGGTACCTTCACGTTGATCTGGGCGGCACGGTTGTTACTGAACTCGTAAGCCTTGTCCTCGTACATGAAATAAATGAACGACTCGAACTGGTCTAACGCTTCTTTAGAGTTGAGCCCCACGTTTGGCACCACCAGTGAGATGGTGGCTGCTGCCGGGTCGGACGTGTACTGCAAACCGTAAATTGAGTTGACACGAAAAATGAGAAGCGTGTTGAAGTACACAGCCAACTGCACAATGTTTTGCCCGTCACCGGAACCCACATCCACAAAATCGTTGACGGCCACCCACAACGCTGGGTCAGCCAGGGTTTTGGATCGGTACAACCGTGTGCCCTGGTTGGTGCTGTCTTTACCTTCCGCAACCCACAGGCGGCCTTTGAACGACACAATACTGTCACCGAGGGGCATGTTGTTGTCTGCGACAAAACCCCCGCCAGGAGTCCAGTACCCGCTAGGTGTAAGGCTTCCGATAGGTGCGGTAATCCAGGCTTTGTCATCGAACTGCACCATTGCAGCACCAGACATTGTGGCGGTAATCAAAGTCCACGTATTGCCGTCAAAAGAATAGGTTGAGTTTTTGCCGTCACTGGCAAGCAGGTACGAGGTTCCGGTAGCCGTGTAAAAATACCCCAGAATGTTAATGTTGCCTGTCGTATCCAACGGGAAATTAACACCCAAGTTTTCAATAGGAGGGCGCGACTTTAGTGACCCATCCAAATCCAGCTCAAAGTTTTGACAAACCGTCAACTCGTTATCGGCAATAGCAGTAGGGTCACTGAACGTGTTTAGGCCACCAATGAACGGCCCCACCTGAATTGGCGCACCTGGCATAGCCGCTCCTAGATAAGCTCAAACGTAATGTTAGTCTCGTAAGTCATCGTCGCAGCAAGACGCTCAGTCTCCCCACGCTCCGCAACCGAAGTACTGTACTCAGCCTGCTTAACCGCCATCATCTCCGCGTTCTCATCCATCTCATAAGCACGCATCAAAACATAGTTACAAATGTCTGTGAAGCACTCGTCGGGGACCGACAGAACGTCACCAGCAGTAGTGGTTACAGCAGCAGGTTGGGCGTTATACCGAATCGTCATCGTGTAATTCTTGTTCGGCTTAGGCCAAAACGTAATATCCCCGCCCCATGCGTACCAAAACTGGGGAGCACCCGTCTCAATACCCTGAGGGTCAGCCAAAGAAATAGATTCCTCAGCCTGCGAGATCGGGATGTTACCGACACGGCGGCCATCCAGAAGCAAAGACGCCAACGTATCAATACGCGGGGTAACCGAAGTCAACGAATACGTGGCAGTACCACTCGTCACCGCCATTGTTGCTGTCGTCTGCAAAATCTGGTTCTGCTTAGCAATATCAACCTGTGCTTCGTTAATCCAGCGAGTAATATCGTCATTCGTTAACTGAACACCGGATTCATCACCGAAAACACGCTTAACCTGGCTCTGTACGTCGCCAACCGTTTTAGTAGGGGAACTA